CCGACCATTGGCTTTTTTGATTTAGGAAGAGCATTCGTTTTTACAGTAGTAGCTGGAACAGTAGTAGCTGGAACAGTAGTAGCTGGAACAGTAGTAGCTGGAATTCCAACCGATGGTCTAGTTGCCCTTAATGCTTCTGCAGGGACTGCAACGGATGGTCTAGTCGCCCTTAATGCTTCTGCAGGGACTGCAACGGATGGCATCGTTCCAACTAATGGTCTAGTCGCCCTTAATGCTTCTGCAGGAACTGCAACGGATGGCATCTTTCCAACTGATGGTCTACTTGCTCTTAATGCTTCTGCAGGAATAGCAACCGATGGCATTGTTCCAACCGATGGCTTAGATGGCTTTTGTGCAACAATTGGAACGTTAACAGCCTTTGGTGAGACCTTTGGTGAGACCGTTGGCACAGAAGATGCATTAGACTCCTCTACCGAATTAGCAAAGGGGTCCTTATCCAAAAAATTAGGCACAACTGTCGCCATACTATTAATGAGATGATATTTGAATTTCTTTCTAAACGCTTATATCTAAAAAGACTAGTACATACGATAATTGGAACGTGGTAGTTCATTGGTATGAACAGAATGAAAATTCTTCATAATCTTACCTGCCTTTAATAAAATTTCTCGTTTCTCTACATTATCCGGGCGAATCTTTGATGTGGCTTCATCTAAGGAACACCATTTAATGGCACCAATTTCGCGTGTCATGTGATGATTATTTTCATTTAATTGTACCTCTACCGTTGGGTTACAGATGGCAATATAGTATTTATGACAATAATGTACATGATTGGAACCAAAAAAGGTTTCTGAAATAGAGTGTACATTTTGCAATACCATAAAATCATTACGTGTGAGCCCTGTTTCTTCTTGAAATTCACGAATGGCACAACTCATATCATTTTCATAGGGATTTCGTCGTCCTTTTGGAAATCCCCATTCAGGCTCGGTCCATTTGGTAGGATATTGAAGAATCAATGCAGGCAATAGTTCTTTAATTTGAATGAAGCGCTTTTCAGACGATTCATAATCATTTTTATGAGAACGGACATTGGAGGATTCACCCCATAGTTCCTGCCACAACTCATTAAAATGTTTGGAACAAAGTCGCTGCTGTTCTTCTTGTGTCATACCTTGTAGTAAACGACTAATGTATTCCGTATCAAATTGACTATATTTCCCCCTTATAAATTCTACAAATGCCAGGGAATCTTTTCGCTGAATCAACAGAAATTGAATAGAGTCATTGCCATTATTTACCATCGTAGACCTTGAAAAAAAGGTGGCATTGTGTGCATCACTATTATATTTTACAGCAATAATACCATAACTCGTTACAGGTGATAAACAATTGCGAAATAGGTGACCAATAATACCACAATTGGTACATTGTTGTGCCCGGTTAACAGTGTGCATCATGTATTATATATAAAACCCTTAAAGGGTAATATGAAAAAGTCTTTAGACCAACATATCCGAGTTGAAATAGAGAAATAAGAAATACGCATGTGAAGTAGAATGCAGTTTCCACCAACTGTATGGGGGCCATTTTTTTGGCATACGATTCATATTGTTGCACTGGGATATCCAAAAAATCCAACCTACACGGATAAAAAATGTGCAAAAGACTTCTATGAATCATTGGCATTTTTACTTCCCTGTGCCATTTGTCGCGAGCACTATAAAGAGCATCTTGGTAAGCATCCGATTACCACATTTCTTGATTCTAGAACGGATTTAATTAAATGGACCATAGAAATTCATAACAGCATCAATAAAACTCTGGATAAGCCCGAATGGACCCTGCCCGAAGTATTGGCCTATTATGAAAAGGTGGGAAGTCGTAATCGTTCACCGGTCTGGACAAAGGAAGATATGAATGAAGTGGATTATCGATCCTTTGTAAAGGGCTTTATTACAGGTGCTGCCATTTTATCCACCTTAGGAGGTGTATTCTATTTTCTACATCATTTACAAAAATAAATGAGAATCCGCACACTATTTATTTCATATGTTGATATGGATATGAAATAAAGATATATTTAAAAGTAGAAAGACAAATGAGTGTTAAAAATTATTTTTTAGGAAAAAATGGAATGTCATCTGGTACCAATATAAGAAGAAGTATATTACCGACAACAATGCCCTACTCGGGTATGACCTATACTGGTATATCCAATAATTCATCATCAAAAATGTGGGAATATACGAAACAAGGACTAGCCTATTTATTTGGAATTGCTATTATTATTTTTATTATTATGTTATTCATTCATTTTTTCATTACACCCATATTTAGCTCACAACCTGGCGCTCCCGGTATTGTAACGCTGCCTGGCCTAGATAAGGGTGTTCTATTCTGGAATAAATCAAGTCCTGAAGTCATTCTCAATTCTGTCCTACCCATCCAAAATATGGAATATGGGTATTCCTTTATTATGGACATTTTTATTATTAATCCACATGTGCATTTTTCCACTCATCCACGTATTCTCTTTCGTCGCGGCGGCACGTTAAAACAAACACCAACAGGTGATACATTGGCTGGAATGATTGAGGATTACAATATTGTAGGAGCATTATTACCTGATACAAATGATTTAATCGTTTCTGTACTGAACACAAGCAATCATTCAGAAAGTGCTCTTATTCCAAATATTCCCGTTCAAGAACCATTTCGTCTAGGGGTGGTCTTCATGAATCAGGCATTAGAAGTCTATGTAAATGGGCATTTAATGAAAACACGCACTTTTAGTGCACCACCCAAATCAGTAAAAGGTGATTTCTATCCTCTTAGTGGTGCAGAAATACCATTAGCAAAACTGCAAAACTTCAAGGTATGGCCGAGTATATTATCCAGCCCTGAAATTCGCTATGCTAAACCAGACATGCCAAGTGCCACTGAAATGGGTAGCGCAATGGCACAAACATCCATATGTTCCACATCATCGGGTACTTCCGCATCAACAAACTCTTCTACAAGTAATGTACCCATCACTCGCACAACCACAGGAAAAAGATTTTTAAATACGCTATAAATACAATATCATAAATAGATAGAATGGATAAACAACAGATAATAACATACGGTTTCCTTATTATCTCTAGTATTATTCTTACCTTACTCTTTGTTTATGCGGAAACACGCCATATTATCTACGGAGTAATCTGTATTGCTATTTTGTATTATTACTTTATTTATTCTGAAGATACTATTATGGATGTATTAACAGAACTTACACCACTGTCTGAATCTAAGCAGATTGTAACGGCTGAAAAGACGCAAAGTACATTGCTAGAAAAGGGTAGTTCAACTGTAATGGGATTTTTTAATATACAACATGGCGATCGCACCGCAAAATATATTGATAAACTTCGTCCTGATGAATATACACCGATTATGTACGTAGCAGGTAATTGGAGTTTTGAAATCTCTCAAGGGCCAGGTGGAATACTAGATACCAATGCACGCTTGCGAGTGGTAACAAAAAATAGTTCAGGAACGGCAACCAATCAAATCATGGATCTTCCTTCGTTACCCAAACAGAAATGGGTGTGTATTTCCATTTTACGAGATGGACGACGATTTGATATCATGTATGATAATAAAATTGTAGCATCACAACGTCTTGAGTGGTATCCTGTTATTATTAGTAATCCATTACGAATTGGAAATAAAAAATTGGGAGGTTCTGTGATTCATGTTATTATTTGTGACCGTCGTCTTACACCGAGTGAAGTGGATAGAGAACGATTGAAGTATGTTGATACAAATAACATGGTAATAGAAAGTAATATCATTGATATGAGTTTTCCAAATATTCGGTTATTTAGTCAATGCCCTCCCGGTTTACCGTGCGATCCTGTTACCAAACCCCCACGCAATAACTTATTAGAATGGAATACACCATATGCCTAAACGTGCATAAAATAATCGCATTGCAATTCTTAAAAAAATAATAAAAAATCGGTATAGAATATCCGTGTATCTTTCAGAATGGAAAGCAATACGAATTCATCCCCTGTATCCAGATTGGTTTCGGTCCTTCTTTTTTTCGCAGGACTTGTTGGTATTTATTATTTATATGATTATCTATTTGGCCCAAAAGCATATAATTCATACGTATTAAATGAAAAGGTCATGCGAGCCGATATTGACCTGGCAAGGCCGATTGTGATTGCATCCGACAAAATGCCCCCATTATATGAAGGCGGTGAATTTTCAGTAAGTACATGGATTTATATCAATAACTGGTCCTATCTCAATGGTTATACAAAATGTATTTTACGTATTGGAGGTTCTAGTTTTGATACCATACGTATTAATTTAGGAGGATTTAAGCCAAAGTTGATGGTTCGTCTTCATACAAAGGATGCAAATTCAACAAACACTGTTGCTAATAGTCCTGATAATGCACAAACAGATTCACTAGAAAGGGGAACACTAAATAACATGTATGGTATTCAACAAATGGAGGCTGGATTGTTAGAGTCGTCTACTCCATCCGGTTGTGACCTACCAGAAGTAGATTTACAACGATGGGTAAACATTGTTGTTGCGGTAAACGGAAAGACGGTGGATGTTTATTTGGATGGCAAATTGGCACGTTCCTGTGTTCTACCAAACTATTTTAAGGTAGATAGCAGCTATTCTGGATACCTATTGTCGCCTGGTATACCTGCAACAAATAAAGTTCCACCTGGTGCTGGATTTGGTGGACAAATTGGAAATATAATGATGTATGATTATGCACTGAATCCAGAAATGGTATATAAGAACTATATGGGAGGTCCAGAACAAATCACTGGATTTTGGCAATGGTTTACATCATTTTTTGACATTGGTGTAGATGTAACAGTAGAATCTGCCCCTACAAAGTAACTACAATATGGATAAAATAAATAATACAAATTAGTAAAAGGAGAACGATGTCTGTATCTGAAAATGGAAGTGGAAATGTGAATGGAAGACAAAATAATTCATCTGGTCAGTCCGGTATATTACAGCAGGTATTAATGTCATTAGTATGGGTATTTTTAGTATATTTGGCACTTATTTTTGCGGAGTTAGTCTATAAATACATTAATCGTCTATCCATTAATCGCACAGTGATTATGCCATATACCTATATTACGGATGATAAATCCATTGTAATTTCTCAAAATCCAAATGTCCCAGGTTCAAAAACAGCACACGTTTCGGATAATGAGCGTAGTGGCATTGAATTTAGCTATTCCTTTTATTTATATGTTCATCCATCTACCTTTCGTCAAGAACAAGGACTACTTCATATCTTTCACAAGGGATATAGTTCGCAGTTTCCTCTATTGGCACCCGGTGTATACATGCGTTCTGAGACAAATACCTTGCGTATCTACATGAATACATTCAAAACATGGAACAATTTTATTGAAGTAGATAATTTTCCTATTCAGAAATGGGTACATGTTGCGATTGTTTGTAAAAATAGTGCATTGGAAGTATTTATTAATGGCAATTTAAGTCGTAAGATGTCATTTGACGGATATACCCCGTATCAGAACTATCAGGACATTGTTTGCTTTAGCAATCGTATTTTGCATTTGACACAGACACAAGTTCCATCGGTTGATAGTTCAGGATTTCATGTGTTTGGTGTGATGAAAGGCATGTTGAGCCGTCTTAATTATTTCAACTATGCACTTTGCTATGCGGAAATTCAGACACTTATGAATGAGGGTCCATCCTCTAAGATGGATTCGGGTATCATGAATAATGTGCCACCTTATCTGGATGATACATGGTGGGCACAGGGATATTAATATCCATATTGTAACAATAAATATGTAGGTCTAAAGGACATACATATTTACTACATAACACATAGTAATGCCAGGTGGTGGGTTATTCTCTCTAGTTGCCTACGGAGCACAAAATGTTCTATTAAGTGGCAATCCTGATTTTACCTATTTCTATAAAACCTATAAAAAATATGCGCATTTTGCGGAAGAATCAGTGACCTTTGCTATGGATGGTCCCCAAGATTTATCGTATGACCAACCGATTCAGGTACGATTTAAAATACAGCGTATTGCGGATTTGGTACGAGATATCTATTTTGTATTTAATTTGCCTGATATTTATTGCAAATATATTGAAAATTTACAGGCTGCAAATAGAACGGCACAATACAATTTTTCATGGACCAAATTTATTGGATGCAATATTATTCAAAATATTGGAATGTTTATTGGTGGTCAAAAAATCCAGGAATTTAATGGAGATTATATGATTAATAAGGCGCATACCGATTTGATTGGAACAGAATATGCAAAATGGGAACGTCTTGTGGGAAATATTCCAGAGTTATATGACCCTGCCAAGGGACTCTATGCGGGTGGTTCAACAGGAACAGGATATCCCTTAGTATTTAATAATAATGGACCTTCTCCTGCTTCCACCACTACACCACCCAATATTAATCGGCCCTCCATTGAAGGGCGACAAATTCAGGTTCCATTACCATTTTGGTTTTCCGAAACAACGTTTGAATCTCTTCCCCTTATCGCACTTCAATATCATGAATGTGAAATTCAGATTACCTTACGACCGATTAATCAGTTATATACCATTTTAGATGCCAATGGCTATCAGGTTGCGCCAGGATATCAATACAATGCATCGCCTGTACCATTACAGCCACAAAATGTGTATTATACTGCAGTATCGGATATTTCGGATATTACCATTAATAACTTTTTGACCGACATTGGAACACCCAAACCGCTATTAAATACATGGTCCCTCCAGCCGCGAATTCAGTTGACCTATGTCTATTTAACGGATGATGAACGTACCCAATTTTCCTCTGAACCGCTACAGTACCTAGTACGTCAAGTAACATCGTATGGATTTGAAGGACTAACGGTACGACAATTTGTGGAATTGGATACACATAATCCGATTGAACGTATTTTTATTGTACCACGTCGTTCTGATTCCATCCAATATCGTAATCAACTTGATAATTATACCAACTGGGTCAATCCATTAAAACCCCCTTTTATTCCTGCAGGTGGCGGTTGGCCCGCAATTGTGAATACAACGCAGGCAACAGGTGTTCAAGTGTTGAACGGTCAACGTTCCATTTTACGAACATTAGCCATTTTGGGTGATGGTAATTTATTACAAGAAGAAAAGCCGATTCGTTATTATACCGATACCGTCCCTTGGAAATATGCAAAAGGTAATCCGGATCCTGACTTAGTGATTTATCCATTTGGATTAACATCGCCCACAATACAACCAGATGGAAGTGTAAATAGCAGTCGCATTCGCGTCTTTCAATTAGATTTGAACGTATATCCTCTTCCTTCCAATACATTTTATACCTATAATATTGCGGTCTATGTGGAAAGTTTGAATTGGGTCAACATTTCGGGTGGTATGGGTGGATTAAAGTATGCCTTGTAAGTTGCTGTATTGTGGTCTATAATAAAATCATTTGGATTCATAGGATGGCTGCAATCTTGTCTGAAATAACAAGTAAAATTAATATTTCAGCATTGAAAGATAGGTTAACAGAAGTATATGCTACTGTAAATGATAAAGTAATAAAAGTAAAAGAGGCCCTATCCGAATCAAAACAACCAGAAGCTAAACAACAAGAAGAGAAAAAGCCAGAAGAAAAGAAGGAAGAACCCTATGCGGATCCTCCTGCTCCAAAAACAACAAAAGATAAAATTTTTGATTTTTTAGCAAAGCTAAAAGAATACCTTATTATTGTTGGAATCATTTTATTAAAGGTTATATTTTATGTCTATTTAGCAAGTTTAGTAGCAAATGACATGATCATATATTCTCCTGTAATTCGTGCCTTCTTTTTTGTATTTACATTAATTGTAACCTATACATTTTCAGCATATGCGTTCTTTTTAACGTGTTATTATCTATTACGAAAAGGTTATGATTATTATCATGAGAAATTATCATCTGAAAAGGTAAAACCTCCTAAGAGTTTTCCTATGATATTTGCCATTTTACCATTGACTACTATGTATCCAGAATCACCGATTGTACGATTTTTTTTGTGGGCATTTATGTATCAAAAATCTGATAAACCAGAGCGCATGGAACAAGAAAATGAGAGACTAACAAGTATTATGACAGAATATTGGAATGATCTAAATAAATCATTTGACTATCTGGATAAGATTAAAACAGGAGAACCCTTTTCTAGATTGTATGCATTAAATGAAGAGCATCTAACGGTAAAAGAGATGCATCCTATTAAAAAATCAGAAATAGCGGTAGATACTGAATCCGATGATAAAGAGGATGCAAATAAAGCCTCATCATTTATGGCGCCGTTTGCAGCAGCTGCGGCTGCTGCATTTAAATTAAAATCATCTGCAACTGCGCCATCAAAGGCACCCGCTGCACAGCCCTCTAATTCAGCTTCTACTGCTACTAATGCTACTGCTACTGCAACTACTAATGCTATTGCTACTAATGCTACTGCTACTGCAACTACTAATGCTATTGCTACTAATGCAACTACTAATGCAACTACTAATGCTACTGCTACTAATGCTACTGCTACTAATGCTACTGCTACTAATGCAGCTGCTGCAGTTACTAAACCTGCACAATTAGTACCACCTGCTGGGCCAGGACAGACCTCTGCATCAGTACAACCCACCACTAGACTAGTACCACCTGCTGGGCCAGGACAGACCTCTACTGCTTCTATCTCTAAACCACCTGTCAAATCAGCACAGCCCTCTACAACACTGCCTTCAACATTAGCACTAGCACAAAGACCAACAGATGAAAATGAAAATCAAACTGTTAGACAGGGAGAATATCAAGTACCACCTACCTCATCTAGCCAACCAGCCATTTCTAACCCACAGCCAACTTTATCTAACTCGCAACCAACTTCATCCAAATCTTCTACCCCTGAATCTATTGTAAGAACAAAACCACCTCAATGGTAACATTATAATCATTTAATGGAATCTAATTACATCATATATCATACTATATGATTTAAAGTATTACATAGATACATAATAAATGATCGAAGTATCTGTCATTACTCCAACCTATCAGCGCCGCCCTTTTATTCCCGCATTAATCCAAATCTATCAACAACAAACCTTTTCAAAAGAAAAGATGGAGTGGATTATTTTGGATGATGGACGAGATAAAGTAGACGATTTGTTTAAGGAAGCTGCTAAGACCATACCCAATATACGATATATCTATTATCCAGAGAAGCTACGAATTGGTGAAAAACGAAATCGTTTGAATCAAGAGGCAAAAGGAAATATTATGATTGCCATGGATGATGATGATTATTATCCACCGCATCGTGTTCAAGCGGTAGTAGATGCATTTGCCAACCATCCTACCATTGACCTAGCTGGTTCATCCAAGATGTTGATGTATTATCTAGATACGAAAAATATATATTCTATTGGACCTTATGGACCTAATCATGCGACCAATGGAACCATGGCCTATAGAAAGAGTTATGCAATAACACATCAATATGACCCTTTTGTCACAAAAGGGGAAGAAGTATCCTTTCTAGAACAGTATCGTCATCCCATGATACAGTTGGATCCACTTTCTAGTATATTGGTCATTTGTCATACCGATAATACAGTAGATAAAACAAAGTTACGAAAGGAGCATGAACAATCACGTAATCCAAATAGAATGGTGCTGACCACGTATCAATTGCATGATATTGTAGTGAATCCAGTGCTACAAGATTTTTATGAGAAACTTTCGTCCCTTTCGGAATAAATCCCTTATAGCCTAAAGATTTCACATTACGTTTATTATAAAAGATGACAGAAGGTCTATTGTATGAGAAGTTAGTTGTATTAAATGACGTATTTAATAATTCAGTCATTCCGAACCCACAACATACATTATTGTATCCAAACATTACAACACCACTGTATCCACATCAACTGTCGCTGATTCATGGTATGCATGTTTATCGTGAACGAATGACACGTGGATTTGTAGTAGGAAAGCATGCCGTGAATGGAAAAATTGGCATTGTAGGAGACCCACTCGGATCAGGAAAGACTCTTAGTATGCTTGCCTATCTTGACTCACAACCTACCAATACTCCGCGCATTACCTGTGAATTAACCGACCACTCTTCTAAATATTTCTTTTCCTATGATGTGTCAAAAACAATGGAAGCTGCCACAGCCAATCTGATTATTGTCCCTCATAGTATTTTTGCACAATGGTGCAATGAAATTAAGAAGCATACTACCATGCAATTTGTTCCCATTGATAGCCGCCGAATGATAAAGGGAACAGTGTTAGCTGAACTCATGACAACCAGCTCATTTGTGCTCACTACCAATAAATGTTATCGTTATGTTCAAGAATATGCAACACAGCACAATATTCAGTGGAATCACATTATGGTAGATGAAGCCTCTACGATTTATTTGCATCCATCTGATCCACCTTTTCAATTCCAATTTCTATGGTTAATCGCACCCAATTGGATACCCTTTCTGTATAAGAATCCGACGATTGTAAAAAGCCATCTATTCTTTTTACGGGATCGGATTACCATTCATCCTGATTTTGAAAAATGGCTACTGGATGATATTACTGTACATTATGAAGGAAGCCTGGTATCCGCCAATTTTTTAAAGGATTATTTGCCGATTTTTCATCATTTGCGTGGCTATATGGTGGTTCGAAATCGCAATGATACCATTGCACAAAGTATGAATATTCCACCGCTACATATGGATTGTATTACATGTCGCCCTCATGTAAATTTACATTCCTTAACGAATTATTATCATAGCCGCCAGCTTCATCCCTCTATTCGTTCTCAACATATCCCTTATTTATTTCAATCGCTCGGTATCTTATTTAGTGAATTGGACCAGTATCTTCAAAAGCATGCGGAAAAGCAGCAAATGATTCTACGTAAAATGAGGGACAATGAATGTATGATATGTCTAGAGACCTGTGAATTCCCTACCATTATGTCATGTTGTCATCAATTATATTGTGGAAAGTGCATTTTACGTCATATCTTGCTCTATCCCAAATGCCCCACCTGTCGCGCACCACTAGATGTATCTAGCATGTGCTGTTTAACAACGTTAACGGAGGAGCAAAAGCGACTGACGAAGACAAAAATGGAAATGTGTCTGGATATGTTGCAGAAGAATAAAGATAAACAAATCATTATTTATTCGGCATTTGATAATATTTATTATCAATTGTTTGAAGAAATGGATAAATTGGGTCTAAAAGTAGAACGGATTGAAAATAAT